CGATATAAGTATAGGAAGATGAACATGGGCGGTGTAATGAAAAACCGTGGCGGAACTTTCAAGGGAGTCTACTAATGTATTTAGGTGATTTTGGAAAAGTTATTTTCTTAACAAAGAATAGAGAAGATGCAAAAACAAAGAAGCAGAAGGTTCAAGCAGAAAAAAAGATAAAAGAATTTACCACGGAGTATGGAAATAGATTTAAAAAAGATGGTAAACTTAAAAGAGAATTTGAAAGTAAATATCTTCCAGAAGGTCTTTTTGGAGCTGGTGTTCCTAAGAGAAAACGGTATGAACAAAAGAAGAAGTCAGGTCCAAAAGTGGGTGTACTAACAGGTAGACGAGCTAAACGAACTATAAAAGGTGACATAACTAAAAAAATGAACATGGGCGGGGTAATGAAAAACCGTGGTGGAACTTTCAAGGGAGTTTATTAATGTCAGATGAAGCAGATAGAATCAGAACGTATCAAGAATTGGCACGAAGGGGACAAGCTGTTCCTGGAAAAAATTTTGGAAAAGGTGTACCATCGACCAAGGGTCCTTTTAAGAAAAAGTTTATACCAAAAAAAATACAGCCAGTTAAGAAACAATCTGGTGGTTACACTGTAACTAATCGTTTTTCTGATATAATGTTACCGAATAAGAAAAAGACAACTAGGATTATTTAATGGCTACAAACGACTCGTCATTTGCATATAGTATAGACCAAGCACAGAGACTTTTTGGAAAAGGTCTTGAGGTTGTTGGTTCAAGGACGGGTATTGAGTCTCTTTTTAACTATGGAAAAGAGGTTGTAGCACAACAAGACAGAGACATTAAAGAGGGTAACTATCAACCGCAGTACACAACGGGACTTCGTGAAGCCTACCAGCAAGGTGGTTTAGGAGATGCGATTGGTTGGGTTGCCGAGAAAACTGGTGAAAATATAGCAACGAGTGGTTTTGCACTTGGTGGTGGTTTAGCGTCTGCTTTGACTGCTCCGTTTAGTGTACCAGCTGCAGCTTTAATAGGTGGAGCAACAATAGTTGGTTCTGGAATCTTAGGAACTGGTGAAGTTGCCGAGGAGATGGAGCAGAAAACTGGCAGTTATAACGATTCTGTGGCTATTGGAGCGGGTACGATCATAGCACTTTTGGACAGATTTGGTGCAGGAAGAGTGATTCCGAGGGACGAATTACTGACAATCACGGGTAAGGACTTGATAAAGAGGTTGGGTCAAGAGGGTAAACTTGATGCTGCCAGAGAAATTGGTAAAAGAATTGGTAAGTCTGTAGCCTTTGAAGGGGGAACCGAAGGATTGCAAGAAGGCGTGGTCATGGGTTCGACTGCCTTGACGGGTGGTGAATATACTGGTGAGCAGATAGCCGATAGATTATTAGAAGGTGTGGTTCTTGGTGGCACGATGGGTGGTGGCTTTCGTGCTACTCTCGAAGCAGCAGGTAGATCACCCGATGCGTATGCAGGTATTAAAAGTTTAGTTGGCGATATTTTTTCTGGTGAGGGCACAATGTCACCGAGTATGCAGTTAGCCATTCAAAGTGCATCAAATTTATCTAGTCCTTATCAAGCCAGACGTTTGGAAATGTCCCCCGTACCACGAACCGATGCTGAAATTCTTATGAGCGAGGCAGCTGGTCAAGGTGGTTCAAGTCAGTTGACTGTCAAAGAAAAAGTTGCAGAGAATTTAGATATTGAATCAGACGAGGATCCAAACTTAGACGAGAACCAATCTTTCTTTAGTAAAGATCTTAAGGGTGGTTCAGTTGGAAATCGTTTTGTCCAAGCGATTGCTTTAGATGAATTGAGAGCCATCGAGCAAGATGCCGAAGCCAAAGCCAAAGAAGAAGAAGCGTCTTTTCCTTCAGACTATGTGGTAACAGAAACAGACAAACAAAGAATAGAAATAGATAAAAAGAACAGAATAAAAGATGGTATATTAAAAGCTAAGAACAGAGAAAGATTACAAGACGCAGACGACCCCGTTGTGTCTCCGTTGAGAATAAAACTTGTAAGTTCGCAGATCAAGTTGGCTTGAAAAAACCCATAGACGTTTCAAGACTGTACGAACATTTACGTTCTCAAGATACAAACAGAGAAGGGTCAGTTGGTTTTATAGCTAAAGTTGAGACAGACACTGTTGAATCACAAGAAATTAGATATAAGCCAAAAGATGATTTAACACCCGATCAAAAGAAAGAATTTGGTCAACTTATAAAAAGTGCACCTAAGATTAAAACACCGTTACTAGATGATAACGGCAAAGCACTTTTGGATAAAAAAGGTAATCCAAGAATTAAAGAAACACCAGATTTTGATGCAGTTCCTAGGATAAAAGAATTAGGAAATAGATTTGACGTACCAGTATTCGCAAAGAAGTTAACCGCCAAGTTTGATAACGAAAGTGCAGGCAGAGATAAACTAACACACTTTAAAGGTGGAGAGGCGTTTACATCTGGTTTAGAAGAATATCTTGCAAGAAATTATAACGAACAAAAAACGATGGAAGAGGTCATTCATGAGTTTGATAGGATGCGACCTACTGTTAGACTTGAAGTCAGAAGTAAAAAGAACTTAAATCTTCGTGACCAAGCTCCGTTTACAAACGCACCACTAGCCGCAGGTGATATATTAGCAAACCCAGATTTAGCTCCAGCAGGTACAATTCCCGCCGAGACAGGTTATTCTGGACAAAGAATATTTACATCGTTTTCTATAGGTAATACACCTGTGTATGACGAAAGCACATTAACAAGAAATCGAAACGCAGGAGATCCAAAAGACTATCAAATTGATTCAATAAGTATCGTTGCTAAAAACCCAGACCAAGAAAGAATGGCTGGAGGCAATATGGCAAACAGTCCAATTTTAAGAACATTGCAACAGAAGAAGGGTTCTTCTACTAGATCACTTGAAGGTGACCTAGACCGTATTGCAGAAAGTCCACAAGGATCTGCCACAAAAGAATTAGGGTACCCAAGTGGTCATGATTATTATAACAAGGGTTTTGGTTATGTTAGAGGCATGGTTGTTGAGGGAACAGACGGGAAACTTTATGTCATATTAGAAGAAAATCAATCAGATGTAACAAGAACTTACGAGAACCTTCTTGACTTCTCGAAGCCAGAATACGATTTAGCTTTGAAATTAGGTGGTGTGCCAGATTTATTATCGGGTTCCATTGATCTTGCTCTTGCAGGAAACGATCCGTATTTAACAAGAAAGGCTGCTTTATTAGGAGGCACTTCGTTAGGAGGTACTAACTTTTCGGACAAAAGAAAAGTTAAAAACCTTGGCAGAACAAGAGATCATAATATCGATACACACAAACTTTTTACACCGAGTGAGAAAAACAAAATAAATGTTCTTGATGAGATGGATCAGAACATGCCAGAAACTGATGCACCTTCTCAATTTGATGCAGATCTTAAAGAAAGAAAAATAAAATTTGATGCAGCGGTTAAAAGTTTAAATGAGGTTAGTGACAGAATTAATAAAAATCAATTTACTATAGATAATTTTACGTTAACTGAAAGAGCACCACAAGAGCTAGAAAAATTTGCAGAAATAGGATTAGAAGATCTACTTAAATTTAGGAAAGAAGCTATTCCTCGTATGAAGAAGTTTTTTAATTTAAGAAGAAGAACAAATCTTACGGCTCCTGGCTCTGGCTTAAGTGCAGCAGAACAAGATAATATAATATTTAATTCTCCAAACACGATGGAAGGAAGACGAGCAGCAGAAGCAGAGATTCAAAGACTACAACAAGGATCAACAGTACCTAAAAAAATTAGCTTTAGACAAAGAAAAAATGAGAAGTTAAATGGACTTGACGAGATTGTAGAAAGAACTTTGTTTTCAACCAGAGACTTTGAGGATTTTTATGATCTGCTTAAAGAGCGTTTTGATAACGCTGATATTGATGATGAGTCTCTTCAAAATGGATTTGATGGTATTTTAGCATCCGAGTCAGATCCGTTTAGAGTCGTTTCAGAAGGAAGATTACAGTTTCCAAATGAGATGGTTCAAAATGTTGCATCTCCAAATCGAGGTCAAGATTACAGAGATTTGATGAGACTAAAAGAAGCACCTGCTATAGCAAAAGATACTTTTGGAAGAGAAATAATAAGACTGTTTAATGAGATGGCGGGTTTCCGAGATGGAATAAACGATAACGCATACAGACAGACCATCACTCCTAGTTCAGCTAGATTTCGAGACAAGTATCAAAGATATGGTGATGCACCAAATGATAACAGTTTTTCTCCTTTAGGGTATTCTTATGATGGATTAGTGCTCCCAAATAAATTTATGGCAGGTAGTGTGAATGACAGACGAGCTTTTGAACTTGGACATAGACTTAGTAACCCACAAAGATTTGGAAGTCATTTAAATTCAAGAGCCAACAGAAACATAGAACAATATGAAAGCGGCAAGGATGCTTTTAGTTTACTTTTGAAACATATGCCTTTTGCTTCAACTCAATCTGGCAACAACAATGAAGTGTACCCTCAAAGAAGAAGAGCGGTAGGAATTGATGAAACCAGCATTAATGACATTCGTCCTTCTCAACAACAATTAGAAGCTGATCAAATAAATCTGCGACAATCTGACCAACCGGGTTTTACTGGAGACTTAAGCACAGACCGTGATTATACTAAATATTCTTTAACCTATGACATGGGAAGAAGTGAAGAGGATCAGAAACAGACAAGACCAGGTAGTACTTTTAGAGAATACGAAGCAGATCCGGTGGATCGTATTCGAGAAGATGCGTCTAATTTATTGGCAGAGATGACAGAGGGTAAAGCAGATTACAGTTATTTTGATGGTTATGAAAGTTTCAGAGAAAATGTTTTCAGAGAAGATTCGCCAAGACCCGAGAGCCAAGGTTTTTATGGTAAGGTAAGAGAAGGAGACGAAGAATTTGCAAGAGATGCTATGGAGAAAGCACTTAATCTTGCAGTCTCTGATGCTACTTATGAAGCAGTGAATGAAAAAGCATTAGATGTCATCAAACATAAAGTTGCTTCTGCAATGGCTAGAAAACATAAAGACGCAATAGAACAAATTGATTTAGCTCACATTATGGAAAGTAGTTTAAATAACAACTATAGATTACCCGATGATCTTTCAATAGTATCAGACTCACTTGGCTTTGTAGTAGGTAACCCAGGTCAAGTTGATTATGAAAATGTCACACAAAGGATAAAGGATGCTTTACCAACAAACGCTATAAGAGATGCAGAGAAGGCTTTATCAAAAGCAATCGATGACGTATCGGACAAGATTGGTTTTGTTCCAGAAGATGGGAATTATAAGAAATACATGAGTCTAATTGACTTTGAAAGATCTACTGAAGAAGGTAGAGCGATGGTTGAAAAATACTCAAAGAAACTTGGTCTTAATAACCCTGACAAACTTAAGAAGAAATTGTTGATGAACTCAATTCTTGATAGAGCTCATATTGATCCTCAAGGTCGTAGTTTTAGAAGAGAAGGAACAACTAGACGACAAGTCATTGAAGCATCAATGAATCCATTACAGAGATTTATGGGAGCCACAGATAAACAAGCTAAAGATTTTTTTATCATGGAAAAGAAACTACAACCAATAGGTTATGAAAACCGTCATCACAATACCGAAGGAGTAATGTTTGAACCAGATCCGAGACTAGGTAATTTTTTTCAACTTCTTACATCACAAGCGTATAGAGGATTTATGCAAGGCGATAAAGAAAGAGCAGAGGCACTTGGAAAAGAGCAAGATTCACTTGTGTATCAAAGAATGGAAGCTATGAAACAGAAAAGTGAAAATGAAGTGGCTAGTGATCAAGACGGAGAGATTGACAGAAGATTTAATCTTTTAGCACAACACATTGAAGATAATGCCGATAAGTATAATTACAGTCCAGAAGAATTAAAAGCCGCAATGAAAAGACTTCGTGAGCATGTGACTCAACGAGATAAAAAATATATTAGAGCACCACACAATGCAAACGAGACACAAACAGCAAGAGGACTTTTACATTCTTTAATACATAAAGTAACAGACCCTAGATTTGAGCAACTATACGGTGGTAGGAAAATAGAAGGAATTGTTTTACCTCATAGAAAAGATTTATATTTACCAAGAGCGTTAGAAGATTCCCGTGTACGAGATCCTAATACTTTTGGAATGGGTACATATGGTTCTGTTATACAAGATATATTAGAAAGATTTGAAGCAGCTGGTGCAGGTGTTGATAGAGACAGAATCTTTGAAATGAAGAGAGCTACCACTGACCCAGGTCCAGTAGCTTCCTTAAATAGACCAGTTCAAGGAGTTATTGATCTATCAGAAGGTTCTATCGGAAGAAGACTAGCAGAAGGTAAGTTTACTTTTAGAGCAAAAGGTGGTTATATAGACCTTAGAAGAAAGGCAAGTTAATGGCAGAAAATCCAATAGAAGTAGCAAATATGATTGAAAAGTCTATGGGAGCGGGTGGAGCACCTATGACTATAGAGGAACAACTTTCTTTAGAAATACAAGATGATGTGGATGAATTACCAGAGGGTATCGAACTAGACACTGGTGAAGAAACAGAAGTCATGGCAGAGCCTTATAATCATGACGCTAATCTTGCAGAAGTTTTAGATGAGGGTGAGTTAGCATCCATTGCATCCGAGCTACAAGCTAAAGTCAAAGAAGATTTAGAATCCAGACAAGATTGGGAAGAAGCGATTGCTAAAGGATTAGGACTTCTCGGCATTAATTACGAAGACAGAAGTGATCCGTTTATGGGAGCGAGTGGTGTAACACATCCATTGCTATCTGAAGCGACAACACAGTTTCAATCACAAGCCTATAAAGAGATGTTGCCAAGTGGTGGACCTGTAAAAGCACAAGTTTTGGGTGTACCAACAAAAGAAACAGAAGATCAAGCACAAAGAGTAAAAGACTTTATGAACTATCAGATAACTGAAGTCATGGAAGAGTATGATCAAGATACGGATCAGATGTTATTCTATTTGCCTCTTACTGGTTCTACTTTTAAAAAAGTTTATTTTGATCCTACAAGACAAAGAGCGGTATCTAAGTTTGTACCCGCAGAAGACATGATAGTTCCGTACTCTGCTTCTGATATAAGAACATCAGAGCGAGTAACACACATGGTGCGAATGAGCTACAATGATATTCGTAAATTACAAGTTGCTGGAGTGTATAAAGATGTTGAGTTATCTTCAACTGATGCTGGAGAAGATGAAGGAGCTATTCAAGAAAAGACAGACGAGCTTCAAGGATTACATCCAAACTATTCAGACGACTCTTACACATTGCTCGAAGTTCATGTTGATTTGGACTTGGAGGGTTTTGAAGATATGGATAATCAAGGGGAGCCTTCGGGTATTATGTTACCTTATATTGTCACCATTGATCAAAACTCAAGTCAAGTGTTATCGGTGGTTAGAAACTTTAGAGAACAAGATCCATTAAAGAAAAAGAGGCAATATTTTGTTCATTTCAAATTTTTACCAGGATTTGGTTTTTACGGCTTCGGTTTATTGCACACAATCGGAGGCTTATCTCGTGCTGCGACTTCTATTTTAAGACAATTAATAGATGCGGGCACATTATCAAACTTACCGGCTGGTTTTAAAGCAAGAGGTGTTCGAATCAGAAATGATGACGAACCTTTAAACCCTGGTGAATTTAGAGACATTGATGTTCCAGGCGGTGATTTGAAAAACTCTATAATACCTCTCCCCTATAAAGAGCCGTCTGGGACACTAGCACAGCTTTTAGGTGTTGTTGTTGATTCTGGTAGGCGTTTTGCACAAGTTGCAGATGCAAAAGTATCAGATGTTAACTCTCAAGCACCTGTAGGTACAACAGTTGCATTGATTGAGCAGGGATCAAAAATAATCTCAAGTATACATAAGCGTTTACATTACGCTCAAAAACAAGAATTTCGTATGTTAGCCGAGATTTTCTCACAAAATCCAATGCCTTATCCTTATTCCGTTGGTAATGTTAACCCACAGATCATGCAACAAGACTTCGATGGGCGTGTAGATATACTTCCAGTAAGTGACCCTAACATATTTTCCATGTCACAACGATTGACATTAGCACAAACACAGTTGCAACTAGCTCAAGCCGCACCACAAATACACAATCAGTATGAAGCATACCGAAGAATGTACGATGCACTTGATGTAAAGAATATAGATAGTATTTTACCACCACCAAAACCACCAGCTCCCGTAGATCCCGCTACAGAAAATGCTAATTCTATGAAAGGAACACCTTTACAAGCGTTTCCACAACAAGATCACGAAGCACATTTGATGGTTCACGCTATATTTTTATCGAACATGGTGTCACAAGCTAACCCACAAGGGTTTTTATTACTACAATCTCATGTGCAAGAGCATGTAAGTATGTTAGCAAGAGATCAAGTAACTAAATTCTTTCAGACAATGATGCAAGAAGCACAACAAAGAGGCGAACAAGTTCCACAAATTGCACCAGAGGCAGTAGAAGCCGCGGTTTCGCAACAAATTGGTGAGATATTAAAGGAAATCATGCCTATGATTGAGCCTGCACAGAAACCAGACCCACTTGTAGCCATCAGAGAGAAAGAATTAGAGAACGACACCGCTGAATTGCAGAGAAAGTCTATAAATGACATGATGGGTTTCCAAATTGATGCAGCTAAACTACAACAATCGTATGAATTGGCACAACAAAGGACAAAAACTCAAGAAGAAATTGCAGAAGACCGTAATGATGTAAATATTTACAGAATTAATACGCAGGCCTCGTTAAAAGGTAAATAATAATGGATCCAGTCACTATATCAGTTGCCGTAGGTGTAGCGTCAAAAGCATTTAGTGCGATCAAGGCTGGATTCGCAATGGGAAGAGACATTGAACAGATGTCTGGAGACATTGGACGTTGGATGGGAGCCGTATCGGATGTTGATAACGCAGAAAAACAAGCAAAAAATCCTCCCTTGTTTGGTAAATTGTTTAAAGCTGGTTCTATCGAAGAGGCGG